AGAAACTATGGATTTTTTAATCCTAATTTAAAACTTTGTTAAAATCACCTAAACATCTGAGGTCAACCATTCTAATATCTTGTCTATAATTTGCTCCTGACGATTTCTAACTAAGATGCTCACTGGAACAATCGTATGAAGAATTTCTTTCATTGAGCGCAGATGAGTTGAATTGTCAGGAGATAAGGATTCTTCTATTTCTTTTAACAATTTAAGTTGATCCTCTTCTTCTTTATTTGGATTTTTAATAGTTGATGCCATGATTTCTCTCTTGCTCTCACTTAAATTTACTGCTCCAAACAAGATGGGGCTGGCAATCTGAGGAGATTCTACTGAGAACCTTTTCCTAAGAGTGGGGAAATCATCAGTTTTAAACTTAAACTCTAAAGCTCTTTCTGCCTTTCTTTTCCTTCTTTTGTCTTCTATGCTCTCTTCAGCTACCTGTCTTTTGTTATTGTTGAAAAGATCACACAGTGGGCCAAAAGACTTTGGTTCAACTCTGTTTGACCCTAGAATCAGCTCTCCAATGTTGAACTTATCTCGTAAGGCATTTTCAATTAAATCTTCACACAGCCTGTGAACACTGTCAATTCTGACTTTTAGATTCACTGCCTTGAGATCATCAATTGCTGATCCAAACAAATCCTCGTATTCTTGGAACTTTTCCTTAGAAAACTCAAAATCAAACTCCATCTTGATGTCTAAGGGGGTGACATCTTTTATGTCATCTAAGAAAGACCCCATTGTCAGCCCAAAAGAGACTTCTTCCTCATCATCTTGTATCTCAGACTCTTCTTCCTTTTGCTCAATCTGAACAAATCTCTCTGCCAAGTATGTGAAATTTCCATGTTGCACTTTCTGTAAAATGGTATGTTTTAACCAACTCCTTAGGAATTTTGCAAAACCAATATCATCTTGGTTTGATGACCTCATCTCTATGTTTAAGATATCCTCAATATCATTAAGCAAATCAAGGAAGTTTGTTTTCTTATTTGACAACCAGTCTAACATCCATGCTTGCTGAATCTTAGATAAAATGTTCTCATTTTCACTTAGAGGCGGCAAGGAATAATTAACAAAATCTTTAGGGTTAAAAGTAAATTTGTCTGAAAACTCATGAATGGAAGAATGATAGGTGTAAAGCTTAAAGCACATATTATCAACATCATCAGGGAACAACCTCAATCTATTGGGAGCTTGATTCCTCACCTTCTCGAAATGCAAGGACACAGGTGATGCAGCTAAAACAAGCCTCTGAGGGACCACCCATATGCTCATTGTATCATCAGCAACCATTATTTTAAATTGACTATTAGAAGCATCAACAAAAGAGATTTCTTGAGACCTAAATAGGCATAAATCAGAGTTCAAATTAGACCCAGAAGAACTAAAAACATTTCCAGTCTTAAGATTGAGAAATTGGATATTTTTGGAACCCTGGAAAATTGACTTTTGAGATTCTTTTGTTGAGATCTTTAGACGTAATTCCCTTTTCGCATATAACAGTAAGTGATTCTTGTATTCTGATATGTCACCATAATTATTTGCAATCACCACAGTTAAAAATGAGTTGTTAATTAAAAACTTGAAGGGTCTATTGTCTATTATTAACATGAACTCTCCAGGTCCTGAGTATTTCCTTGAGATTTTATCATATTGCTGTTCTTTTGTGAAGTACCCATACATGCCTTTCCTAAGTATGGAGTGAATCTTTGGAACAAGGTTCTCATACTTAAACAAGAACTGGCCAATTAATATGGGCATATCATGTTTCCCCACACCTGATATCTCTGTGCTAAGTGTTGATAGATCAACCAAATCCTTCTTCTTTATGAGTAAATCTCTCAATCTCTCAAACTTCTCTGATGACCCACAAGGTGAGGATAGGATCAGTCCACTCTGGGTGTGAATGTCATGAAACCTCTCTTTCAAGTTGAAATCAACATTTCCTCTTTCATTTTTCAGATCTTCTTTGTTTTTATTGATTAATATTTCTTTTGTTGAGTGTGTCATTGAGATAAAATCTGAGAAAAAGGATGACAAGTTGACCTTTCTTCTAATCGGAACCAAGGCCTGAGCGCTAGAGTCTCCTGGTGACATTGATGTGATCCAATTAGCCAAAGCTAGCATTGACTGGAATGGGCAATCCTTTGACGCAAGTGTTTCAGCATGAGAGTTTTTTAACCATGGAAATGTTTTTTGATAAACATCCCATGATGTACTCTTCTCATATCGTGTGCCAGGGACTTTGTCTGAAAACCAGAAAAACCTTATGCAGTGAGTCAAAGAGATTGTGGCTTTCTCCTCTATAGATGGAATTGTAATTGTTATCATTTTATTTGCTCTTTGATACATTTTTGGTTCAATTGTCTTTTTTGACGCTAACTTTAGTTGATGGATCATATTTTCAAATACATCCTCAGCAGGAAACAAAATTGATAACATTGTAGAGTTCAAAGGGTTAGTTCTTCCTAATTCTTTAAAAGAGGTCCTAATGGCTTTAAGCAATGACATCTTTGAAAGGTCAAATTCTTTATTGTCTAATGCACTTTTAACTACAACACAAGCTGACTGAAGGATGTACAATGACATAGCAGCAGATCTATTCTTTGAGTCAAATGAAAACGAATCTCGTAACTTTGGATTGGTGGCCATCCTTAATATTTTGAAAATTGACTCTCTAAGATTTTGTGATGGTCTGAACAACATCAGTTCTTCCCTAACATAAAAACTTTGCCAGTCCTTAGGCATTGGCAACTGTTTTAGAAAGTCCAAATGCTTTCTATTCTGCCCAACTCTAACATCAAGGCCAATTGCTGTTAAGCCAAGGTTGTCTGAAAAATGGTTTGAGTTTTGAAGCAGGTGTGATTCAATCACCGAGAACCTCTCACTAGATGTGACATGACAATACCTCGCAAATGCTTTTCCAAGTAAGCCAGGAGCTAACTCAGGCTCAAATGTAAAAAACCCAAATGCAAAACTAGGAACATTCTCTAGTTCTACTGCGTAACGAGGGAATAATGAGTTTAAGCAACATCCAAGCTGCTTATAATGAATTCTGCAGTGCATTCTTTGAACATAAGCAACCACCTCTAAATTTACTCCACATTTAACCAATGTTTTTAGATTGTCTGACATTTGGTATTGACGACCAGAGAGGCTTGTTTCTGGTGATGGCATTAAGGCTGCATACAAAAACTTTATGCGAGGTAAAACTGTGGTGTTTGAAACAGACCATATTGAGTTGAATTCCTCAATCTTTGAGAATGTCCTAGTTGTGCTTTTTTTCCGTGCTTTGCTCAATGCATGTTCCAAAATAATTTGTTTCTTTATACTCTGACATGACTGATAG